TTACATCCACATAACCTGTTGCTGTCCTGCCACACTGGCACCGACCGGATGCGGCGGCACTGCATCTACCTGCCCCGGCGTCATGATCGCGCTATCATAGGTTTCCATCGTTTTAAACGTGTGACCGCAGTTAATATTTTGGCACTGATGATAACGCTCTTTCGTGTGTTGGCTCAGGTAACGACTAGTGCGGGCATGTGCCGCTGTTCTGCATAACGGGCAATGAAACATGATTAATTCCTCGTCACTAACACTGTTGCCGCCGATAATACCTCTCAGGACTCGAAACAGAATAAACTTTAAGTGAATTTACAATTCACTTTATGTGACTTCATAATTCACATCCGACAGCAAAACCTCAAACTCCAGTGCCGTCGTAAAACCGCCGTTACTCAAATTGTGCGTAACTTTGCTCACTATCCAGTCTTGCGCATCGATCGCCGCTTTAAACCCGCTGACGCGTACCGGCGTTTCCGGGGTGATGTTGGCCCGGCCCATCGCCAGCGACAGTGAGAACTCAGCCACACCGCGCTGAAGCTTTTCCCACTTGGCCTGTGCGGCGCGCATCGCGGCGGCCTTGGTGGCGTAAATTTTGGTGATCGCAAACACGTTATCGTCAGCCCCCACCAGATAGTCGCCTTTCGCCGCCTCCGCCGGTTTCCCCGGTTTTTTACTGCTGCCCGGCTTCGCCTTCGGGTGTTGCAGCGCGCGCAAATGCTGCTCTTTTGGATTGCGCTGCAGCTTCACTTTCTTTGGCTTCGGCTGTTTTGTATTGAGCCAGCTCGCCGTTACGCCGGTGTAAGCATCCCGATCGGCAATGCTGAAACTGTGCTGATCGCCATCCTGCCGGGTGATGGTATACACCGGCAATGGCTTCCCGCCTACCGTGGCGCCGTTCCCCGGTCGCAACAACAGCAGAGCGCCATTTTTCACCGCCGCCACCGCGCCGTTGAGCGTTGCGAGTCGGGTAATAAATGCCGCGTCCGTCTCCTGCGTCTGGTCGATATGGCTGATTTTGATGGTGCCCAGACCGGCGGCCAGCGAGGCCTTCAGCTTATTGCGCGCAGCCACCTTCTGCACAATGTCGCCCAGGGTGGTGTCGTGGTAGGACTCATCGCGCCGGGTGTTCAGCGAACCGCGAAAATCCGCACTACGCGCGCGAATAGTCAACGTGTCCGGCGCGCCCCGGTGTTCGACCTCATCGACCGTAAACTGGCCTTTTGGCGTCAATGGCGAGCCTTGCCAGCCGAGCGCCAGCGACAGCACCGCATTGCGCTGAGGCATCGCCATCAGTCCGTCGCTGTCGTCCAGCTCGATGTCGAGCTGGTCGGCCTCAAAGCCCCGGTTATCCGTCAGCGAAAGAGAAATCAGCCGCTTGCGGATGTTCTGCGTGATGTCGTTATCCTGTAGCAACAGCGAAAAATCCGGGGCAACTCGCGCCCCGGCTGGCAGGCTTACGCCGCTTTTCATGATAACAACCCTCCCATAGCACCGGCGGCCTTCCCGGCCATCTCTCCGGCTTTATCGTACAGCTCCCCGGCCTGCTGGCGCAGATCGCCAAACATCGCCGACAGGGATTCATCGACCCGCTTCAGGTTGAGCGTGAACTCTGTGCGGCGCGGGCTGCCGTCGGCGAAAAACTCGGAGTGCGTTTCAGAAATCGACTCGATCACAAACATGCCGTAAATCGTGCCGGTGCCTTCAATCAGCGGCCACGCCCGGCCCTGCTCGGCCATCAGTTGCAGCGTCAGCAATGACCAGCGTCCGCCAGTGATCTCCGGCAGCAGCACCCCGGACAGCGTGATTTTTTCCTCATCCATCCCCAGAAATTGCGCCGCCGGGCGCAGGCCAACGCGGGCGCTGCTCGGCCAGCGATATTCCGCGTTGCGGCTCATGGATTGATACGGCAGCGTCTGCAGCATAAAAACAAACAGGCCCAGCGTTAACATCATGGTTTTACCCTTCGTAGTTCATGCGGCTGCGCGCGGCCGCCGCGTGTTTGCGTCGTTCGGCCTCAAGCTGGCGCGAGACTTCACGCGCAATGGAGGCCGCGTCTTGGCCGGGGGCGCCGTACACCTGAATCGTGATCGGGGCTGGCGCCATGGCAGGTGCAGCAGCCGGGGCCGACGCCATCACCGGCGTTGACAGCGATAACATCGCCGCCGTTTTCCGGCGTCCGGTAACGTTCGCCGGGCCGTTGACAATCTCCGGGCCACGCTCGCCGACGATGCCAAACTGGCCGCTCGGGATGATGCCGCCCTTGTCGAATGCCCCCGCATAGCCCGGCCCCGGCATCAGCTCAGGCGCCGGGCGATTGTATGAAATCGCCGGGTTAACCTCCGCCTCATCGTCGCCAAACTTCATCCAGTCCGGCAGCATATCCGTGAGGCCGGAAAACTTGTCTTTCAGCGCCTGCCAGCGCTCGCTAATGCCGTCAATGACCCCGTTAATCATGTTCATCCCGGCCTCTTTGAACTGCCCCGGCAGCGCTTTAGCCCCGTTAACCAGTCCCTCCCATTTGCCATTAAGCCAGCCGGTCAGCCGATCCCATGCCTGAACTGTGGCGGCGCTCAGCGCCAGCCATGCCGCGTTAACACGCTCGCCGATGGTGTCCCAGACAGCGGAGGCACGCTCCGCAATGCCGCTCGCAACGCCCCAGATGCCGGTCAGCAGGCCGGGCAATCCACCCAGCAACTGCAGCGGCAGGCTCAATCCGGCCGCGATCCACTCACCGAACATGCGCCCATAGCGAGCGGCAGTCTGGAGTTCGGCCTGTGAAGATTTCACCGGCTCGATCAGCTTGCCGAACCACTGCCACACGTTGCGCACCATGTTCAGCAGCGGCGTAAATGCGCCTGCCAGCGGGACAAGCGCGGCGCGCATCGGCGCGAAAGCGGCGCTGAAGCCGTCGCCGATGCCCGTCAAAAAGGCACTGATAGGCTCCCAATATTTACGGATAGTCAACGCCACACCGGCAATCACCGCCGCCGCCGCAACCACCGGCAAGGTGATCACACTGAATGCGGCCGCAATCCCGGCACCGACGGTGGTAAAGACCGTTCCCAGCAGCCCGGCCCCGGCGATCAACATATTGACCCCGGCCATCACCGGCCATGCAATAAGGCCCAGCGCAGCGAGGCCGCCGATCAGGGCCGTGACGCCCGCCGTGACTTTCACCAGCGTGCCGACCAGCTCAGGATTAGCCTTCACCCATGCCCCGGCCTTGGTGAGCCATTCGGTGGCGGAAACCGTGAGTTTGCGCAGCGCTGAATTCTGGCCGTCGAACACCTCAATGCGAACATCTTCCCACGCCGAAAACAGGTTTTTCAGGTCGCCGTCGAGGTTGTCCACCTTCACTCGGGCAATCTGGGCCGTAGCCCCTTTTGACTGGGTGACGGTGCTGTGTTTTTCGCTCAGCTTGCCGTTACCGGCGGCATCAATCAGCTTGATAGCGCCTTTCATCGCCTCTTCGCCGAAAATGACTTTCAGGTATTCGGCCTGCTGCGCGGTGCCGAGCTTGTTGGTTTTAAACGAGCCGTTAATTTTCTTGAGGATGTTCGCGATCGGCAGCATGTTCCCTTTGCCGTCCTTTGTTTTTACGCCCAATTCTGACAACGCATCAGCCGCCTGCCCGACGGGCGCCTGTAACCGCGTAAACATCGCACTGGCCGCCGTACCGGCCATAGACCCCTTGATGCCGTTATCGGCCAACACGCCCAGCAAGGCGGTGGTGTCCTCGATACTGGCCCCGGCCGCCTCGGCGATCGGCGCGACGTACTTCATCGCTTCGCCAAAATCCATCAGGTTGCTGTTCGAGCTGGTGAAACCTTTGGTCATCACGTCCGCGACGCGCTGGATCTCGTCTATCGGCATGTTAAACGCCGATTGCATGTTGGTGATGATGTCGGCCGCGTCGGCGATGTCCAGATCGGAGGCCAGCGCCAGATTTACCGTTGATTCGGTCGATTTCAGAATGGCATCGCCGTTAAAGCCGGATTTCGCCAATACAGATTGCGTGCGCGCGACGTCCGTCGGCGAAAACGCGGTCGTGGCGCCAATATCCCGCGCCTGCTGGCGAATAGCGGCCAGTTGCTGGTCATTCTTCGATAGTCCGAGCGTGGCTTGCGTGTCTGACATCTGCCTGTCGAACTGCACCCCCGGCGCAATAAACGCCCCTTCAGCGACCAGCCCGGCGGTAGCGATACCCAGCCCGGCCGCGCTGGTATTACGGACAGCCGCAGTTGCCGATTGCCCGGCACGGTAACGCGCGCCGACGCGGTTAACCTGCTCTTGCTTCTTGCTCAGGCGCTCCAGCTCGCCGCGCTGTCGGCCCAGCGCTGTCGTGGCTTCGCTGGCGCTGGCCTTCAACCGGCGCTGTTCCGCGCTCAGGTTCCGGGTAGCGATGCCGTCAGCGTTGAGCGCGTCACGCTGGCGCTGCACCGACTGGCGCAGGCCGTTGTACTTCGTTTGCAGCTCGGCGGCGGCGCGCTTTGATGCCTCCAGCAAGCGCGCTTGCTGCGCCGTGGGTTTTTCCGTCGCCTTGAACTGGACGGCCAGCGCGGCCGCCTCTTCCTTGGCTTTCTTCAGTGCCTTGCCGGTAACGGCAAGCTGCCCCTGCGCCTTGCGAAACCCCTCAATCCGGGCGCTTTGCGCGTCCAGAGCCTTGAGGGTTTGCTGCGTGGTTTTGATGTCACCGGCAAGCTGTTTGCTTGCCTGTTGGATACTCTTTAGCGGGCGGGTGGCTTGGTCTACGGCCTTCAGCAAGACCTGAAGCTGCAGGCTTTTACTCATCGTGATTAACTCCGCTGCGTTGCAGTGCCAAATGGCGCCAGTTCAACAGCTCCGTGAGCGTCATTCCGGCCATTTCAGACGGCGGCCAGTGGAAGATCACCGCGATGTCCGCCATCAGGTCATCAACGCCCAGCCGGGCGTCGGGGATTACGCCGCCGAGTTCGGCGACAAAAAACCGACCACTTTCCCGGCCAGCGCCACCAAATCCGGCAGCTCAAGGCGCGCGCATTCTTCTTTGGTCAGGTTCGGCACGGTCACACGCGGCAGCACAACCAGCAGCGCGTCAACGTCGGCGTTGGCGATCGCCGCCAGACCGACGCCGCGCAGCGCGCCCGCGTTCGGTTTAATCACCTGCACATCGGTGATGGTGGTTTCACCACGCTGGATCGGGGTGTCGAGGGTAACTGTATTTTCTTTTGCGTCTTTCATGGTGTTCTCTCAAATCAGGGGAAAAGGGCCAGCCCGGCGGGCTGGCGCAAAAATTACAGGCCGATCGCCTTGCGATGCTCGGCCAGCCGGTCAACGCCGTTGACCTTTTCGACCATGTTCACGGTATCGACTTCGATCAGCTCTTTGCCGTCCACGGTCAGCTTGAAGTAAGTACACTCGGTGGATACTTTGGTTTCGGTATCCTCACCCTGCTTGTACTCGCCAAAATCGATTTCTTTGTGGCGGCCACGCATCACCACTTCCACAGCGGACACCTCGCCGGTGTCGTCACGCTGGAAGGAACCGGCAAAGCGCAGCGGCACAGCATCGACGGCGCCCCACTGCTTCAGCACCAGCTCATCAATGCCGCCCATCGACCACTCAACGGTCAGCGCGTCATCGTCCAGCCCCATATCGATGGAGGCCGCGCCGTTCATGCCGCCGCCCCGGTATTTCTCCAGCTTGCGGGTGAGCTTAGGCAGCGTCAGCGAGGACACGACGCCCATATAGCTGTAGCCGTCGTTGAACAGGTTCAGGTATTTCAGTTTTTTCGGCAGTGCCATGTTCTAACGTCTCCCTTAGCGGTTCACGGATGCCGCAAACGTCGCCAGATAGCGATCGGTGATGCGCTGACGCAGGGTTAAATCTTCCAGCGGAGGCACCGGCGTGTAGTCGTAATCGATAAACAGCTTGCCCGCCTTCAGGGTTTCCTTGGTGTTGGCGCTTTCGTCGTACCAGCAATTACCGTCGATAATCAGCCCGGCGGATTTCAGCTCGCGGAATTTCGCGTTGATGCCGTCAATCATGTCGCGCACCAGCGTAGGCGTCACCGGGCGGTCAACGGCCCATAAATGCGCCTCAGCCATCGTGTCGGCCAGCACTTGCGCGGTGCGGGTGTAGTTCTCGAACAGGAACAACGGATCATCAGAGCAGGTGCGGGAACCCCAGAACTTGAAGCCGTCTTTGCGAATAAGAGTGGTGACGCAGGCTTGGTTTAACAGGTCGGCATCGGTGCCGGGCGCCTGCAAATCCCAGAACACGCTGGCGGTGATGCCGGTCACGCCGTTAACGCCAACGTTTGAAAGCGTCTTATGCCAGCCGGTTTCCGTGTCGATTTTTGCACGCAGGCCCAGCGCGCGGGCGGTGGCGTAGGCGATATCGCTCTGGTTGGCGGTGGTGTTCCAGCTGACAAAATCCGGCCAGATCAGCATCAGCTCGCGCTGGCTGAAATTGTCGCGGTACTTGGTAGCCTCCTGCACGGTTTTGCAGCCGTGGGCGCTGATATAGCCGAACGCGCGCAACTGCTGGCAAATCCCGGCCAGCGCCGTCGCGACCTCCTGATTATCCAGCCCCGGCACGCCGAGGATGCGCGGCTTAACGCCCAGCTCAGCCTGTGCAGATAACAGCGCTTTCATGCCGGTATAGCGGCCTTCCGCATTCGCGCCGCCGATGATGTTGGAGGTGGTTTCCGCCGCGTCTTTGCCGGTGGCAACGCGGACAACCACCGTGACCGGCTTAGCTTGTTCGGCGATCGCCCGCAGCGACGCCGCCAGCGTGCCTTTTTTACCGGCCTTACCAGAGGCGGCGAGCACGTCGGTAATAAGTACCGGGGTATCGAGCGGGAAAACCGACGCATCGGCATCCTCCGCCGTGCAGACCATGCCGACGATTGCCGTCGATACGGTGGAAATAACGCGGGTGCCGTCGTTGATTTCGACGACGCGCACGCCGTGATGATAATCGCCCATTAATTTGCTCCGGGTGGTGAGTAGGTGCAGGCATGATGACGCTCGGCGCGCCGGGCCGCACGCGGTGGGTGCTGGAAGGCCGACCAGACAACAGGCAGGTCCGGATTGGGGGATTTTGAGGAAATAACGATCGTTCACGCCGATCAATAACGTTGCATTGATCTACGCAATCAATTGGACGCCGGAGAGCCGGGCGGGGTAAGGTCTGAAGGTCAAGCGCGGCAACATCAGGGAAAGCCGCAAACACAAAGCCCGCATCGCTGCGGGCTTTTTTCATCGCGCTAAGGGCATCAGTTCGAAAGTACGGGCTTTCGAATGGCACTTTTCCTAAGATTTCTCACTTCAGCATTTTTTGCTTGTTCAACCGGCCAAACTGCTTTAGTGTCGCCAATAGACGACACATGCCTCTAGTCGTCACATGCAGTAGTTCATGTAGCTATCATCACCAAATTTCGCCCCGCCGTGGGGCATTTTTTTAAATATTTGTCCTAACTTCGTTTCTTACCGTTCGTAATCACTTGCCATGATTTCAGAACATTCCTAACCTAAAAGCGTTATTCAGGGTTCGCAATCCCTTATAACAACCTTTGTAACGCTTGATACACCAGAGACAAATTTTTGCCCGCTTCGGTGGGCTCTTTCAACCAAACTAAGGATGGGAATGCCTGCTCTAAAGACGACATCTGGATTAACGGCCACATCCGAAAAATCATTGATTGGAGGCCTTATGAGTATTCATTACCTTACCGATAGTGAAACGCAGAACTTAGAAAAGGTGAGCACTGTTCTGGGCAGATGCGTCATAGATCTTCTTGTTCGCAAGAAAATAGTAAACACCGATAATATTCTTTCTCAAATAGTCGCTGAAATGGAAAAAGCATCTGACAACGATGAATTCCAGTTATATCGCAACACATTAGAGTTTGTAGGTACTCTTTCAAAATAACCGGGGAAACGTAACGATGAAAAATGAAATTGCAACCGCGATTACGATAGGAAGCATACTGCTGTTCGTCATCCTGATTGGCGCTCCCAATGTTGTAACAACCATGGTGCCATGACGATTTTACGTTATCTACAAAGATAAAAGCCCCGCATCGCAGCGGGGCTTCTCTTAGACACCGGGCGCCACCGGCCAGTCAATTTCCGAAGCTGACGTCATATCAAGACGATTTAGCATCACACGGTATTTTTTCCAGTCCGCCAACAGCGCTTTTTCTTCCTCGGTCGCCATGTCCAAATCAACCGCATCCTGTAATGGCGCGATATGCCGCGCCACCGCCGCAATGCGGGCAACCTGTTCCTTTTTCGCTTGTTCTTGATATTCGTCAGGCGAATAACTGCGTTTAACAATGGCTTTCCCATCAAATACCCAACCGCCGGAAATATCTGCCCGGCGATTGGCGGTAGTGTTTGCCACTTCCGCGACGCTTAGCCCGACAGGCCACAACGTAGAAATATCGTTGTTGGCGGCTATGCTGCGGATAATCCCTTTTTCATCGTAGGCAAATTTTATCGTATCGGCCGCAAAATCTTTCTGGCAGTGATACCACTCCTTACCATCGTCAGAGAAAAGGAACATGGCATTATGCTGATTGCGTAATTTTAATTGCTCCGGTGTTTTTGGCTCGCCGAGCTGAAAGTTTTTAATATTCTTCATGTTATCGTCCTACTGTGATCCACTGACCATTTTTATAAATTTGGATGTAGCTCCAAAACAACTCCTCAGCAGAGTAATCACCGTCTTTGTTATTGAAACCGGTTAGTACGGTATTATCGTGATAGGTATAAATCCCGGTCGCGCCGACATGCATTTCCGCGCTGTATCTGACATTTTGAATAAAGTTCTGATTAACCCAGTCAATTGTCGCTCTGGCGCCCACATGCTGATTAAAGGAGGGCCAGTCAACCCGACCATTCAACCCATTGTTAACCCATGCCTGACTCGCGAACTCGCCCATTTTCCCACTAATAATGCCGCCAGTTTGTGTATTAAACTGCCAAATACTTTCCACTCCATCACCAAGCGCATGAATAACGGGATGAGCATGCATATTCTCGCCCGGCATCAAATAGCCGTAGCTAACTGCGGTCGGCCAGCCCTTGCCCTTACGCGTCGATTTACCTTTCACCAGTGGCACATAAATCGCGCCGCTGTTTGCTTCCCACTGAAAATCAGTCTGGTAAAAAGGCGCGCGTGTGCCAAGCTGATTGCTGTACGCTCCGGCGCCTTCCGGCGCTTTATTCGTGTTATCGCCGGTGCCGTGATAATCCGAGTTTAGCGCCGCCGCAGATACCCAGGAGCTAGACGATACCCCGCCCGTAATATTGCCGCCGGTTTTAGCCAAATAGCGGCCATCCGCTTCTGTCTTATTCCACGCGTTAACGTCACCGGCCAACAAATTGACATCAGCGGACAGTGGCCTACCGTTCACCTTGATGGATCGGAGTGCGTATTTTTGGACGGCCTGCGCGTCAGTCAGGGCGCCAACATCCGCCGCCGTCGGCTTGTAGTGTGTGGTATACACCTGCGCCCAAGCCTTAGCCGACGCCGGGTTATCTTCGCGCAGCGAGCGTAGCCAAAACTCCGTATTACCCGAGCCGAGAGCAAATTGTACATGCCGGAATTTGTTGAGTTTAAACGTCATCAAATTACCGAGATTGCCGCGAGTCAGGGGATAGCCGACGGATTTATCGCCGATCTGCTCAAGCGCAAAACCGTCGGGACGTGTGAGGTCACTGTCGGCATTCGAGGCTTGCAAGCCTTCGCTGGGGAAAACCACGCGCGGCAACGTCAGCGCCCCGGCCATAGTGTCTCCGGTCTGTTTGACATAGCGGCCATCCGCTTCGGTTTTGTTCCATGCGTTGACATCACCCGCCAACAGGTTGACATCGCCGCTCAACGGCTTACCGTTGACCTTGATAGAGCGCAGCGCATATTTCTGCACGGCCTGCGCATCCGTCAACGCACCAGTTTCTTGGGCGGTCGGTGGCTTCGCCGTCGTATAAATGCGCGGGTTCGACGCCTGATTAGCTTCAGTCCCCCAATGCAACTCGTCATCAGCCCCAACACCAAGGCGCATTAACGCCTTTCCGGCGACTTGGAAGCCGATAGATAAATTTCCCTGAGCAGAGAGACGACTCATCACCAATGGCGTATGCTGATTTCCCTCAATATTGAGTGTGCTACCCTCTGTTTCTGCGTTGCCGGGCTTAATCGCCAGTTTTTTTACTGTGCCGCCGGAAAGCATCAGAAAACGGCCATCGGCTTCTGTTTTGCTCCATGCCCCGACGTCTGCCGCAGTCGGCTTAAATTTGGTGGTGTAAGCCTGAAACCAAGTCACACCGTTTTCCGCGATATTTGAACGGCCAAAGAATGCGTTTCCGTTGTTTTGTACTGCCATATACGCGCCCGACGGGCCACCGTCGCAGGGCAAACTCAGCACGCCATAAACATCGCCACCCGGTGCATTCTTTGATGAGCCATTAACCCGATAGATTTCCCCCTGATTACAATACGCATCTTCCCGGTGACGTGAGCCGCTTCCCAATCCAAAGGCTCCGACCTCCATCAGTTGCCCGCCATCTACCCCGACGTTTTTCGTCGCGGCCGTACCTAACGCCAGATTGCCACGCGCGGCGGCCTTATCGGGCAAGTCGGACAGATTGGCGGCCTTTTTCATGCTGGCATCGCTGACAGTTTTAAGCGCCTTCGGGGTGCTGGCTTTCGTTTCATCGGTGCTGGTCGTCGCGCTGCTCAGTTGCACCAGCCCTTTCGCCATGGTGCTGGCGTCCGGGTGGTTTCGGGTTTTCTCATGCGCGGCGATCGCGTCGGCCACAAAATCCTTGGTCGCCAGCACGGTGTCGCCACCGGCGATCACCTGCACCGCCTCGGTGCTGCTGACAATCAGGATCATGCGCAGCGTCTGCGTGCGGCCGCTGCCCTCTTCCAGCTTCGGCTTGTAGCTCTCCGCCATGTTGCTGACGGCAATCAGCGTCCCGGCCTCGTCATAGAGGCCCATTTCACGCAACCACCACCCGCCGACGTTCGCCGGAATAATCATCTCGGCCAGAATGTGATTTTTCAGCGCCTTATCGATAGTCAGCCCGTTGAGTGCCGCGCGGTATTTCTCGTTGACGAGTTTTGTTTGCGCCGGATTGGGCGTCGGCAGCGTGCCGTTCCCGTCGCCGACGGCCATAGAGACGATTTTCAACTGCGTGCCGCCCGCGCTGGCGGCGGCAATCTTGGCCGCCCCGGCGGTGGTAATAATCGCTTTGTATTTGTTCATGATTTTCTCTTATCCGGGGTAAACGGTAATAACATCGCCATCAATGGCGGCCGCGCCGGTGTAAATCCGGCCGGGAATGTCCTGCAAAATGTTGAAGCCGATCAGGTGGCGACTCAGGGGCTTGGCGTCGGCGATCAGGCGTTCCATTTCCTGATACATTTCCTCGGTAATGCCGGTTTCCAGCACGCCAATATCCAGCCGGAAGGTGCCGGGCGGATCGGCGCCGTCGGTGTGGAACCACTCAATGACATTAATCAGGTAGCCGAGCGGCTCCACCACGCGGCGCACGGCGCCGATGGTGCCCTTGTGCCGGTGGATGTAGAACGCGGCCGAAACCACGCCCCGCTTCACGTCCTCCGGCCACGCCTCATCCCAGCGATCGACAGAGAACGCCCACGCCAGATAGGGCAATAGATGCACCGGGCAGGTTTTCGGGTTCCACAGGTCACGCAGGGGAACCAGCACGCACTCCAGCTCGGCGCACGCGGCAGCGGCGGCAACTTCCAGCGGTGAGGAGCCGACAGGCAATAAGCGGTTAGTCATCGGCGCGCCCCGGTGTGATGTTCACGCCGGTGCAGTAACCCGCCTGCGTTTTATCCAGCACGATGTCGGCGACAGGTTGAGCAACTTCGACACGCTCAACACCTTCCACAGTCAGCGCTGCGATGATGCTGGAGCGCCGGATACTGCGGCCTAAGCGGCGCATGGTCAGTACATAATTTTGCAAACGTTGTTTCGCCTCCGTGAGGATCGGCGCAACCTCCGGGCCGGGATAGAGAAACAGCGTGGCATCAATGCCATAGCGGGTTATTTTGGCCGCTTGCACGATGACGCGATCGGCGACCGGGCGCACGTCCTCATCATTCAGCGCGTCGCGGACAACCTGCAGCAGCTCGGGGCTGGCGGTGCCGTCGCCGTCCCGCGACAACACGGTAATGGTCACGTTAGCCGGTGATGGGCTGATTGCCGTCACATCAGCTACTCGTCCATCGGCCGAGCGGGCATGAAAACGGTAGGAACCGGCCGATCCCGCTGTGCTCATGCCTTCGAAAGCATCCTGCAGGCGCAGGCGGTAATCTTCATCCGCTTCCATGATTGCCGGTGTCGGCGGAATGGTGCTCTCATCCGCCGGGGCGATCACCAGTCGCGGCGTGTTGAAGTTGGCGCCGAGCTGGTCGAGGTCTTCGCCGGTGGAATACGCCAGCATCACCGCTTTTGCAGCATCATTGACGCGCTGGCGTAAAATCACCTCGCGGTAGGCGTTTTCCTGCAACAGCTTAACGATCGGCTCCGACTCCAGCGCCAGCGTGCGCGCGACGGCCTCCCGCTGTTCCTCCGGGTAAAGCGAAATCAGCGAAGCCTTTCGCTCTGCCAAAATGTCTTCATAATCCAGCACCTCAACGACAATCGGCGCGGGCAGCTGTGAAAGGTCAATCGTTGCCATGGTTTCAGCTCACAGGAACAGACAGCGACAGCGCGCCGGGGGCATCGGTGCGGGTGCCGGTGATGTCGATCACCATCTTGCCGTCAAAAGTGGTATTAAAGGCGATGCCGGTCAGCTTAACGCGCGGCTCCCACGCCAATATCGCGCTATAGCAGGCGGCCATAATCTGCAGGCGCAGCGCGTCGTTTTGCGGCTGGTCGAGCAGCTCTGAGAGCAACGAACCATAAGTTCGGCGCATCGGGCGCGAACCCTGCGGCGTGATCAGGATGTCCGCCACGGACTGGCGAATATGCTCGATGTCCGTCAGCGTGCGGCCGTTGCCTCGGTTCATGCCGATATATTTGGCGCTGTTCATGTTGGTTTCCCCGTTTTCCCGCCGCCGGTCTGGACGCCGCCGTGGGTGTGCGAATCAACAACAATGCCATTCGACGAGAACGAGCCGCCGCTGTGCTCGATGTTCCCGCGCATCGCCCCGCCTTTTTTCACTTCCAACGTGCCGGTGGTGAGTTTGTTGGTACAGACCACCTCCGGCGCATCGAGCGTGATTTTATCAGCCTTAACGATCACCACTTTGGTGCTGGCGGTGATAGACTCCGACGCCTGCACGTCGGCGGTTTTAATGCCGGACACGCTCAGCGCGCCGGTTTCCGGTTCATACTCGATGACCGCGCCATCCGGGAACTTGATATGCATCGCATCCGCCGACGCAGACGGAGCCGGGAAGTCATCGGAGAAAATGCCGCACAGCACAAACGCGGTATCAAGTTCACCACCCAGCGCAAAGATCAGCACCTGCTCGCCGACGGAAGGCGCCGACCAGTTGCGGGTACGCCCTGCTCGGCAAGTTAACCAATTCAGCCAGTCGGTAAGATTGCCGCCGGTTTCGACACGGCACAGGCCGTTATCAAGGTCAACGGCGCTCACGGTGCCGATGCGGATCAGGTTGCGCAGCAGGCGCAAAATGTCGTGTTGATTGTTCATGCTGGAAGGATGCCGCCCGGCACGGGCGGTGACAACGCGATAAGGTTGGAAGATCGGAGGCACAACAGGAGGCTATTTGTGAAAAAAACATTTAATATAGATAAAATCATGCTTGGATTAAGGAACACTAAATGAGAAATAATTTCTTCACATTAATAAGAGTTAAAAGATTACTCCAAAAATTAAAAGACGATTTAACTGAGCTAGCAATAATCAGTGACATTGGTGACAGCAAGTCATCATATGCAAAAGCACTTTTAGACTCATTCATTTCCGAGCCACAGTCGTGGGATGATTGCACCCAGTACAACATTGAAATTATTGGCGAGTTACTTGCTCAAGCAAAAACAAACATTGAAGACAAAAATGAAAGATTGGATTATATATTAGCTTATGGCTTTAGATTCTTAATTGAAAGAAGCTTAAGCAAAGATGGGGTACTCTCACCATACTTTTTGGAACTCAGAGAATTCGTTGCAACCAATAAAGATAAATTTATTAAAAATGCAGAACTACATATAACCTATGCACTAACCTCAATGTCATTCGATATTTTTAAACATAAATTCACTTCGAGCGACATTGTAACAATGGAAAACTTCATTGCCGCCCACAAAAGTAATGATGAGCAAATAAAATCATGGAGAGACGAACTAGACATCCGTAAAAAAGAGGTGTCAGATTTAAAGGAAACATTGGACGCACAAAAAAACGCTTATAATTTCGTTGGACTATATAAAGGTTTTGATGATCTCAGCGAAGAGAAAAAGAAAGAAGAAAAAACCGCATCCAATATACTTTTAATTCTTGGGTTCGCAATATTCATACCAATCATCGCAGAACTTTATTTTATCCTTTCCAAAGGAGACACCCTTACAACCTCTCACGCTTTAATAACAATAATACCATCAACATCACTTCTTTTAATCTTGATATACTTTTTCAGAATCGCCTTGCATGATTACAAATCACTAAAAACACAAATAAATCAAATAGAATTACGAAAAAGTTTATGTAAATTCATTCAGAGCTATGCGCAATATTCTTCAAAAATAAAGAAAGACGATGCTTCCGCATTAGAGAAGTTCGAAACAATAATATTCTCGAACATTGTCATGACTGATGACAAACTCCCTTCAACCTTTGACGGCATTGAGTCTATTGCAAATTTAATTAAATCTACAAAAGGCTAGTAAAAAGGCCCCTATTAGGGGGCCACTTGTTCTAAAATAGCATCCTCTATCATTTTAATATCTCCCGAACTGAATCCCAGCAACGGACGGGCCTCATATTTTACCGCCTCGCTGTGCGGTGTCGGCCGATCGCGCAGGCCGTAATGGTGAACGTTTACCATGCGTTTCACACGTCCGACAAACTCAACCACGGCCGCATCGCTGTTGCCCTGGGCTTTCAGGTAACGGGCGGTGCGCAGCTTGGAGAACATCGCCCGATCGCGCAGGTGCTTTTTGTTGCGAAGCCGAGTTTTGCGCGGCGCGTAGGGTGTGCCGTCCGGCGCCTGCTGGCGTTTGATGTGTTGCTGTTGACCGGCGCGCAGGCGCTTTGACACGGCAACGGCCAGCGACTTTCGAGACTGCGGCGACAGCTTGGCAATCAGCCCGGCAAGCCGGGTGTCAAAGGGATTAAGCTCGCTCATGCCATTCACTCACTAATTCACCGTGAACAAAGAGCTGCATCGGCCGCGTGATGTCCTCCGGTAACGGCGGCTCCGGCAGGTGCTTAACGTGTAGTGCGCCGTTCTGTTCGCTGACCACTACACGCTCGGTCAGCTGCAGCGATACGCTGAAATCGTAAGAGCCGTTGTTGTTGAAGTCACTCGCGAAGGTGATCCCGGTGCGGCGCTTTTCCTCGGTTGCCATGATGTCCGGCTGGTTCTCCCGTAGCCATGCCTGAATCGGCACCATGATTAAATCCAGATCGCCGGTGTAGTCCAAAAACAGCAGGTTAAGCGTATAGCGGTACTCATGGGACAGCGAGGCGGCAAGCGTGGCGGCCACATTGCCGCGTTCTACCCGCACTTGCAGATTTTCAGGGTTGCGCTGTAGCCACGGCAGGCAGCTTGTCAGCTCAGCGCGGAGCTGTTGCGGTTTTATCATCGTGTTTTTCCTGACACTGTTTTATCGTTTCAACCTGCATCGCGCAGGCCGCCAAGGCGTTTTCAAGCTGGCGAATATCGGCGCTCAGATCGCCGTTAGTCGCCGGGCGGCTGGCCGGGATTTGGCACAGACTCACTTTCGGACAGCCAACGTAGATAATCCGCGGCGCCGGTGAATCCGGGGCGCTGGTGCAGCCGGGCAACGTCAGCAGGCAAAGCAGTGTTAAACCAGTCCCGTAATTGCTGATTTTCATTGAGTAACCTCTGTATTTTCTGCTCGCGCGTCAGCGCCAGCCGGTGCGCGGCGTTTAGGTCGCCCCTTAACTTTTCCTCTTCCTGCGCCAGCCGACCGGCCGCCGCCTGCAGCGTGTCGATCGCCGCGCGGGTATCGGTCAGCGCCGCCGCAATCCGGCCGTTCTCCTGCCGGGCGCTTTCCAGCCGTTCCCCCAACGTGACAACCTGCCATTTCATCCAACCGGCGACGACCAGCACCAGCACCAGAAACCACCCGATCGCGCGGCTCATGGCGTGGCCCCGATCAGGCAGTGGGCCAGCTCCGCCGCCCGGCGCCGTTCCAGCCCCGGCGACTTGACGCCGTTGACGAACACCCAGCGCGGCAACTGCTGGCAGGCGCTGCGCCAGTCCTGCCGCTTGATGAAACCGGCCAGCGTAGAGCCGCACGCGGCCGTGACACCGACGTTAAAGGCAAAGGACACCACCGCGTCATAAACCGGCGGCGGCATCGTGACAGGCATACAGCGCCCTATGCCGCGCTCCACGCGATACACGTCGGCGACGAGGTTAACGGCAGCTTGGCGCTCGCTGATAACCGCGTCGGGCTTTACCCCGGCCGTGTGGCCGATGCCGCTTGTCCAGACGCCCGCCTGACACTGGTAAGGGGATAAACGGCAGCCCTCGAAATCGGCCAGCAGGCGCAACCCGGCCTCAGAGATCTGCAGCGTGCTGAATTGCGGCAGCAGCACCGCCAGCACCAGCACGGCGGCCACGCTGCAGCGTTTAGCGATTGAGTTCATCGTAAACCCTCCGGCTAACGCCTAACTTGTTCAACAGCTGGTAGCTTTTGCGGCGGTAGTACCAGTTAACGAGGAACGTTCCGACGCCCACGGCGGCGCCAACCATAAAGGCGATGTCCTGCGGTGAATATTTGCCGATCCACGCGAGGAACATCGCCACCGCGTAGGCTAAAAATGAGGTGATGCGCTCCATATTTTTAATCCCATAAATTGACGGTTTCACGCTGCGGTGCGGCGGTCACGTCCGGCAGCTCAACCGGGTGCCCGTGGGGCAAAATCGCCCCGGCAGCGGCCAGCCCTTCATTTAGCGAATAGACCTGCTCAACCACGCCCTGCGTGCGCCCGTAGTAGCGCCAGCAAATCGCGTCAACGGTGTCGCCCTGCAGGGCGTAGACTCTCATCAGAGCAGCCCGATGATGCAGTGGCTACGCTCGGCCACGTTACTGATCGCGTTGCGGGCGTTGCGCCACAGCTCACCGATCGAGGCTTCAACCACATCAGCCTTGCGGCCGCCGGTGGCGGTGGTGTCGAAACTGCGGTATTGCTCCGAGAGCGTCGCCATGGTCATCGCGCTGACCGCGTTGCGGTATTCACTCACCCGCACGCTTTCGCCGTCGAGCTGTTCACCCGGCACATCCTCAAGCCGCTGATAGCCGTCGGCCATCTGGTCGCGGCGGAAGGTGAACAATTCGGCGTTTACCTCCGCGATCGCGCTTTTAATTGCCAGCCGCAGGCGCGGGGCGGTGATTGTGCCTTCAATGCGCATCACGTCGCGCACGTCCGCCGGGTCAATGTCCGGCCAGAAAAAGACGTTTTTAACGATCGGCTCATCCTCCGGGCGCGGTGCTGGCGCGTCCGAGCGTGGCCGCTTAATCACAACGGTGCTCATATGACCTCAGAAAGTTAGGGGGCGGTGGACGACGGCGTTAACGAGGTGAAACCTGTCGCGGCCGTCGTGCCGCCCGGCGCGGGGCGCGTTCTGTCAGCGGCTGGCGGCGGTGCGTATTGCCCGCTCCAGCCGTTCAATGTCTTTTTTCACGCCGCAGCCGTTATGCAACTGCAGCGCACGCTTAAGGTGGTTCAATGCCAGTTCAGCCCTGCCCGCCGCGCGCAAGACGTACCCGGTGATTTTGTGCAGCTTGGCGCGCACTTGGTCGGGCATGTCTTCTGCGTCGGTGAGTTCCATCGTCTGCGTGAGGTGGTCAATGTTGACCGGCTTCCCGGCCTCAAAGGCGCGGGTGGCAGACTCGGCGACGTCTTCTGCGATGAGGTATGGCGTGGAGCGCGCGAAATTGCCCGGCGGCGCCAACTGGTAGCGCAGCGCATAGCGGGCGATGTCCAGCGCGCCGGGAATGTCCCCGGCATCCAGACGCCAGATCATGACCGTCATCAGAATGGCGTCCTGCGCGCCGCGACCTTCGGCCAGCACACCGGCAACCCAGGGGGCATAGTCCGGCAGCAGTTGGCGCTTGAGTTCGGCCTTACGCTCTTGTGAGCGCACCTGTTTGAGCTTTCGCTTATCTTCATTGAGTTTAAGCATCATCCGTTCATAGCCGTTGGCGTGGCGCAGCGGGTCATTCTCCCGCTGCGCGGCCTCGACCGCTGACTGGCGCATAAGGTGACGGCGGGCAGGGCTGGTCATGGTTATTTACCGCCTTTCGCTTTGTCGTCTGCCGGTGCTTCCTCCGGGTCTTTCACTTCGGCGACTGGCTCCGCTGGGGCGGTGGCAACCTTCACCGCTTCAACAATGGCACCGGCCAGCGCCTTAATGTCATCACCGGAGGTCGGCAGTGCGGCCTTGGTTTTTGGCTCGGTCGGCTTGACGGCCAACAGCTCGATGTTCTCCACCAGACAGCCGCAGGCGTAATCCTCCACCACATAGTCCTCGTTGATGGACTCATAGTTTTCGATTCGGTCACGCTTGGCGTTTTCCACCATATGGCGGCGGTGTGTGTCTTCCTGCCAGTAGATCGACAGGTTATCCATGCGCGTAATCAGCAGCGCATCCGCCGGGAAGTACGGGACACGCACTGCGGGCAGGTTGCCGATGCGCTTCTGGCTGATAATCAGATCGGCGGCCAGCGCTTCAGTGTTGGGCTGTTCCTGATTGACGAGCGGGAAATACTTGTCCGCCAGCAGCTGGCGCCCGCAGATCACCACCAGTTCAGGGTCTTCCTGATACCACGGCGCAATCAGGGTGTTGGTGGCATCCATCACCAGCGCGTCGAGGTTGGCGTAATCGCCACCGACACCCACGCGGACTTTTTCAGACTCCACATTGCCATCGATACCCACGATTTTATTCATCACGCGGCCCGGCGCGTTCTCGCGGTACTTCTGCAACCAGCCCGGCGCGATGTCCTGCAGCAGCGGGAACTTGACGCGGTTGGAGGTTTTGGCGCGGTGCGTACCGTTAAAGCCGATCATGATGCGGTCGAGCGCCTGACGTTTCACAATCGCATCACGTAAGCGAGTCTGGAAATCCTGATAACGCGCCCACAGGTCGAGAGTGTTGTAACGGATGTGGAAATCGTAGTTCACCTGTTGGCAGAAATAGCCCTCTGCATCCAGCGTGGCGAAGTCGGCCGTTTCGCGCTCATCGCCGCCGGCGGTGTCGGTGGTGCTGGCAATCGTGCCGCTGACATCCAGCCCGATTTTTTCGCCTTTCATCTCCGGCACCGGCACGATGTTGATGCGGGTCAGGAACGTGGAGGAATCCTGTACGCGGGTCATAATGGTTTGCGTAACGGACGGCTCAACGCTGAATTTTTTATCCAGATCGCCGGTAGCGACGCCGTTCAGTTCGGCGAGGCGGGACAGAAAAGCATTAAATTTAAAACGAGTTTGCTTGCGCATTTTTCTTCCTGTTTTTGCTTGGTTTTATCGGGTGTGACTGCCTTAGCAGTCGGTCAGCACGTCTTGCGCGCTGTTGCCGCCAGTGGCATCCGGGCGCGCCTGCTGGCTGAAATCTTCCGAGGTGGAAAGCTGGGCCTGCAGCGCGCTGAACGCATCGCTGCCGGCTTTTACCTGTTGCTTGAGGTCGGCAACCTGCTCACTCAATACGGCTAACGTATCGGTAAAGCGGGTGTCCGCTTCCTGTAACTGCTCGGCCACGGTCATCACGGCGCCTTCCATCTCACCAAAGCGCACATCATCGGTGGCCTGCTTGCGGCTAAACATCGCTTTGATGCGGGCAGAGAATGAGGTTTCCGGGTCAGCGACCGGCTCAAAATCGAAACAGACTTCCAGCGGCGCGGAGAACTCAACGTTCTCGTGGCGGCGGCTGAACTCCAGCATGTCAGTGCCGAGGCTGGCTGGGTCATCGGTGACGGCCAGCCCGACCAGATAAGACTTGCCGGTTTTGGCGAAATCGCGGCGGATCTCCATCGAGGTGAAAACCTTTTGGCCCGCGCCAACCATCGACACCAGATCGGCGGTCGGGGCCAGACTGGCATACAGCGCCCACTTGCCGTGCAACAGCGGTTCGTCCGGCTCGTCGATTTTCTCGGCCTTCAGCTCAACCACGCCGCCGTAACGACGAAAATAGCCATCCGGCAAAATCCCCTTGATGTGCTCCATGTTGATGCGGGCGCCGTACACCTTCGGGCTGTAGGTCGCGGCCATCTGCTGAATATCCGCAGCGCCGATCTCGCGGCCGTCAACGGTGTCGCCTTCAACGCCGATGCGGAAAAACTTAGTAACTTTCTTTGCCATGTAAACGGCTCCGGTTGTGGTGATTGGGTTCGGGGCTAGTTTCGGGGGAATGGCGCCGTGTCTCAACGCGTTGCGGTTGGAAGATCCGAGGCACAACAAGGGCTTAATGCGAGTCGCCCGGCGCTTTCGTAGCCTTGGCGGCATGAATACGACACAGGCAACAACCATCATCAGCGATCCGCGCCGCCAAGCTGCCTTGCTCTACTGGCAGGGCTTTTCTGTGCGCCAAATTGCGGAAACGCTGAACCTCAAGGGGCCGACCGTGCAGAGCTGGAAACTGCGCGATAAATGGGACGACATCGCGCCCATTTCCCGCGTGGAGCAAAGCATGGAAGCGCGGTTGATTCAGCTCATCATGAAAGACGTCAAGGAGGGGAAAGACTTCAAAGAAATAGACCTGTTAGGCCGCCAGATTGAACGGCTGGCGCGGGTCAATCGCTATTCGGCGACCGGCAACGAGGCGGACTTAAACCCGAACGTCGCCAACCGCAACAAAGGCGAGCGCAAGCTCGCCGAGCGCAACGTGTTCAGCGAGGCCGCCGTGGAGAAGCTGCAAAGCATCTTCACGGAAACCACCTTCGAGTATCAAATGGGGTGGTATCGCGCCGGGCTGCAACACCGTATCCGCAACATCCTGAAATCGCGCCAGATCGGCGCCACGTTCTTCTTTGCCCGCGAGGCGTTGCTCGATGCGCTGACCACCGGCCGCAATCAGATTTTCCTGTCGGCCAGTAAGGCGCAGGCGCATGTGTTCCGCAACTACATCATTGATTTTGCGCGGCTGGTCGAGGTTGACCTGAAAGGGGATCCGATGGTGCTGCCGAACGGCGCCCGCCTGATGTTCCTCGGCACCAACGTGCGCACCGCGCAGAGCTACACCGGCAATCTGTATCTTGATGAGTATTTCTGGATACCGAAGTTTCAGGAGCTGCGCAAAGTCGCCAGCGGGATGTCGCTGCACAAGCGGTGGCGCACTACCTACTTTTCCACGCCGTCGAGTCTGGCGCACTCCGCTTATCCGTTCTGGTCGGGGGAACTGTTCAACAAAGGCCGCCGCAGTAAAGCCGATCACGTTCAGCTCGACCTCAGCCACAGCCACTTGTCAAAAGGCGTGCTGTGCGGTGATGGGCAATGGCGCCAGATTGTCACGGTTGAGGATGCGCTGACCGGCGGCTGTAACCTGTTTGACCTCGATCAGCTGTCGCTCGAATACAGCCCGGCAGAGTATCAGAACCTGCTGATGTGTGAATTTGTTGACGATACCGCGTCGGTATTCCCGTTCGCCGAGCTACAAGGCTGCATGGTCGATACGCTGGAAGAGTGGGAGGACTTCAACCTATACGCCGTGCGGCCGTTCGGTTATCGCCCGGTGTGGATCGGTTACGACCCATCGGAAGCCAACGGCGGCGATAGCGCCGGGTGCGCGGTGATCGCGCCGCCAATAGTGGCCGGGGGCAAGTTCCGCGTGCTCGAGCGCCACCAGTGGCAGGGCATGAACTTTGCCGCGCAGGCCCAGAAGATTAAAGACCTTACCGAAAAATATTGCGTGGAGTACATCGGCATCGACGCGACCACCGTCGGCCAAGGTGTTTTCCAACTGGTGCGCGAGTTCTTCCCAGCCGCGCGAGAAATCAAATACACGCCGGAAATCAAAACCGCCATGGTGCTGAAAGCAAAAGACACCATCGCGCGCGGCTGTCTGGAATACGACACCAGCCACACCGACATCACCGCCGCCTTTATGGCGATCCGCAAAACCATGACCGCCAGCGGCGCGCGCTCAACCTACACCGCCAGCCGCAGCGAAGAAGCCAGCCACGCCGATGTCGCGTGGGCAATCATGCACGCCCTCTTAAACGAACCGCTGACCGCAGGCAGCGGCCACAGCAGCCCGAACATTTTGGAGTTTTACTAATGAGCAAGCGCAAAGGCCGCAAGGCATTTACCCCCCCGGCGCCAGCCCCGGCAGCAGAGCAGAAGCAGGGTCTTGAGGTGTTCACCTTTGGCGAGCCGTCGGCTGTGCTGGATAAACGGGAAATTCTGGATTACATCGAGTGCACGACCAATGGCAAGTGGTACGAGCCGCCGATCAGCTTCGATGGGCTGGCACGCAGTGTGCGCGCCGCCGTGCATCACAGCTCGCCAATGTACGTTAAGCGCAACATTTTGGCGTCTACGTTTATCCCGCACCGGCTGTTAAGTCAGCAGGAGTTTAGCCGCTATGCGTTGGATTATCTGGTGTTCGGCAACGCCTATTTAGAGGAGCGTCAAAACAGGCTCGGTGCCCCGCTGCAGCTGAAATCCTCCCCGGCCAAGTACACGCGGCGCGGTGTGGAGCGCGGCGCTTACTGGTTTGTGCAGGACTGGAAAGAGGCGCACCGCTTCAAGACCGGCAGCGTTTTCCACCTGATTGAGCCGGACATCAATCAGGAACTGTACGGCCTGCCGGAGTACCTCAGCGCGCTTAACTCCGCTTGGCTGAATGAGGCGGCGACGCTGTTCCGCCGTAAGTATTACCAGAACGGGGCGCACGCCGGTTACATCCTGTATATGACCGACGCCGCGCAAAGTACCAGCGACGTAGACAGAATGCGCCAGGCCATGCGCGACACCAAGGGCTTAGGGAACTTCCGCAATTTGTTCATGTACGCCCCGAACGGCAAACCGGACGGCATTAAGATTTTGCCGCTGTCCGAGGTCGCCACCAAGGACGACTTTTTTAACATCAAGAACGCCAGCCGCGACGATTTGCTAAGTGCGCACCGCGTACCGCCGCAGATGATGGGGATTATCCCGAACAATACCGGCGGCTTCGGGGACGTGAAAAAAGCCGCTCAGGTGTTTGTACGCAACGAACTAACACCGCTGCAAGAGCGCATGAAGGAGGTGAACGACTGGATCGGGGAAGAGGTGATTAGATTCGTGCCGTATAACTTGCCGACCGAATAAACAAAAGCCGCCAGTGATTGGCGGTTTTTTTTACTGGTATCTTCTTTTTATATGATTGGCTACATGCTCGATTTCTGGATATACATTACCAGCTGTAATACCTAAAGATTCCAACTCAGAGATTATTTTCTCCTTAGCTTCTGACTTTATTATTATCCTCCCACTGACCGGTGTGTGTATGTAATGTTCAGGAATGGTTGCAGGCATCCTTTTCTCATAATTCATTCCAAACAAAAGAAAAGCTCCATCCTGCCTAACAATCCTAGGATTATCCATTTCAGGTTTAACACATATGACCTTATTCAAATCCTTTCCAGAAATCCCATAGGGTATAAAGCAACCATCCCTATTTACTGCGTCAAGCAATAACCTCTCAGATTCTTTAGTCCTTGCATTCGAGGATTTTATTGACTCCCGAATTTCTGACAGAATAGATTCACGAAGAGTTTTATCCGGTTGTTCCTGAGCATCATTCACTATTATATCTCTATACGAATTTTCATCTTCTTGCGTTCTATAATGCAAGTTAAAAAGATACTCAACCTTACTCAGATTTGAAAGCAAAGAAACATCTTTATCATCAAAATACTTGACATCCTGATCACTTATTTTAAAAACAATCACCTCTCCATCTTTTTCTTTTTCATTCATCCCAACACAAGAAAAATACAAAGCAATTAAAGCATTTGTTGTAATATCAAGCAATCTTGTAGGCAACGCATAATGTTGCATCTTCACCAACTTTTGGAAGGTAGTTTTACTATCTTTGAACTCGTTGGGGCATTTGATTATAATTTCTCTGAATAATCTATGCTCCCGTTTTATCCAACGACTTTCCTTCCTGTAAATACCTGGGGATAAATCGTAACCGAAGTCAGAGTGTCCTCTGAAGTAATAAGAGTACCCTTTATCTCTTTTTATCTCCGATATCTTTACAACAAAATCAACAACACTAGAAACTCTATCATCCCTTCCCGAGATCCCATCAGAATCTATGTTATCAGCATTATTTCTCATCTGACTTATATTAGCTTTTAAATTTAAAAATGAAATTTTAGCGTCAGAATAACTTTCAAAAGGCTTACTTCTTATTATATTGTAACTTGTCTCAATTGACACATAGGGTTTTCTATAACTATTAAATTCGAAGCTCTCTTCATAATTATCATTACTTAAAGCTTCAACAAGAACCTCAAAACTTGTAATGGCTGCATGCTTACTTGAATAGTCTTCACTTTGGAAAATTATTTCTCCATTCCTGTTTTTAACAGAATAATTAAACAATCCATCTCTTGTCTTTTTCAATTCACAGTGAATATTATTAGCCACTTTCCCTCCAGTTAATTGACCTACTTACGTAGGCCAATAAAATTAAGAGTGTTTTTCGATAACCAGATCGACGCCTTCGTTCAGTAGTTCATTAATAGAGTGCCCGGTGGCCTGCGCGGCAAGGGCTAACGCCTGATGCCGTTCCGGCGACAGTCGGGTGGTTACTTTGCCGCTGTACGACTTGTAAGGTTCGATGCCGTCTTTTTGACACTCATCCAGAAAGACCGCAAGTGAGATCGCGCCTTCTTTCTTCAGCTCGTCCACGCTGTAGGCGTAGAAGTCGGCGCCGCCGTTCAGCCCAACAAACTCGCCCCGAAACATTTCAATTTCTGGGTCGAAGTTGATGACAGCTGTATGGCCGTCAATTTTCAGTGTGTTATTCATCATGGTTTTATTCCTAAGCTATCCAACCAGATCCGAATGGAGTTAACCGCCCCCTTGTCAGTGGTAGGTCTGGGGTGGAGCCGGTGAAAGACTCTTTTTTCACCTTTCAACAGCACCGCGATCCTAGAACCTTCCCTTTCGTGAATCTCCGCCCCTAATGCGGTAAAAAGCGCCTCAATATCAGACCACTTTATAGAACCGTTGACAGGCCGGGCAAATACATCTGACAGCGTTTACTGGTGTCGTTTGTTCATGGGGTTTATAGTATCACTTTATGACACCATTGCAAGAATGTTATGGTGTCATTTTTTGGTGTCATTGATTGGCAATGTTATGCAGTGCGCTGTAAGCGCCTGAGAGCGCCATCATGGCACCACGACATCAAACCCCATTCTCATGCATGTATTGCGATAAATCGCCGTGACGGGACGCTGGCGGCTCTTTTGGGAGGGGTTCAACACACCTTGCGCGCAATGCTATCCCCGCCTCGCCTGCCCGCTTCATGTATCGCTTTTGATGCAGTTGCATGTTTCAACGAGATCCGTGTCAGTGTTGGCGCTGCGGGGATAAAAGTCACACCGGAGCATCATGCGGTTTCATGCACCTAATGCATGCGCATTAGCTCAGACTTAGGCTGAAGCATTCTCTGGCAGTACACAATCAAATTCGGCAATCATCTCTGAGCAATAAGAGGAACTAGCATCTTTTATATATCGCTGCCATGAGAGCAGGGTAATAGAGTTTGTTAAAAATCATTGATACAAACAAGGTTTAATAATCTCCATAATTTCATGTGCAGTCATACCATCAAGCTTAATTAAGGCATTTTTGTAAAACGAAGAGGCATACCTACTGATTGGTGACGACCCACGAAAACGCTCGCCCAAGTTTTCAAGAAATTTTTCTTTACGTTCTTCTGCGGGAGGATGTATTCCGGAGGTTAAATTTATAGGTAAAAAATCAAGTAATTTTGCGCTCATTATTATGTTGGCTTTCTCTACAAAATTCATATGCTCAAAAAGTATTAATGTTGAGACAATTGATAAATCCATGGAATAAATCACTTCGAATGGAATTTTTCTCTCCCCCCTTTTTCTTGACCGATTTACGCCATCTTGAAATTTTGACAAAATCATTTTGACGGGAAGAGCATCAGCTTCAAGCTCAAACTGTTTTAGTATATGATTAGCATCATCACTTTTTAATACATCATTTTTTCTTTGTGGGTGCTGAAATAAATGATGTGATAGTTCATGCATCATAATGAAATCTATTTGTTCTGCAGTAATATCGTGTATGGATTTTGCACTATTTTCAAAACAGATAGGATTCGAAGGGAATTTTAGAGGAGAAATTTCAGTTGAAAAGTACAAGGCGCGAGGAAGTAGACAAGATAACGCCCTAAAATAACGTTTTTCCCCAGCCATTGCCTCAGTAGAATGAAAATGAAAAAGTATGGTATTGAAGTCGTCCAGAATGGGTTCAAGTGCGTAATTTACAGTGATAAATCGGAAATTATCATACACCAATGAAGACGCATTCATTCCCCTCTTCTTAACCGGGTAGAAAATAATATTATCAAGTTCTGTTTTTTTTATGAATGCCTCTGGTATATGCATCATAATGCGTAATTGACTAAGCCTGGGCCAGTAAGGCTGAAATGCCATAGGCTCTGAAAACCCCTCTGAGAATTCAGGCACCATACCTAATGCTACAAAATTCTCAACATCTCTATAATAAGCCATATTGACAAGTTCCTCTTCACTTTCAGGGAATGGGAAAGTTGTAAATAGAACTGTTCTTAAAGTTTGAAAAACTAGTTCATCAGGAGATATAGGTGCTGAATTGAATATTTCTTCAATTGCTAATTTTTGTTTTTCGGTAACATTAGGTAGTAAACGATAATCAAGTGTCATCAGTTGATCCAAATCAATTATGACTGACTTGGTTTTATTTATCTCTATATTTAATTGAGTGAGGATATATTGTACACGATATAGTAAAACTTCAATTTTATCTTTTGATAATAACGGATGACACAGTTCTACATCACTTCCCATATAATTCGCGTATCTTTCATTGAAAGAATAAAACCTTATACGAGCGACGGGTTTTCCTTTGGACTTTCTTTTTCTTTTCTTTATATTTACTTTATTTTTCTTCATTCTTACTTCCCTTTATTTTGATTAATCCATCACATTTAAAAATCACAGACTTCTGCAAGTTAAAAACTAAAACCAAAGCATAAGCTAAGTGTTCAGCTTGCAAGCCGTTTAGCCATACTCAGCAAAAAATTCGATCTCTAATACATTGGCTTATAACGATTTCGTCAATCCATTGATCAGTCGAAGTTTATAACTCTCGCTCTCAAAACTCCTGAAAAATGCTCCATCGAACTCTTATCCCAGCAGTCTCCGTCACACCTCATATTTTGCTTCATTCGGTACCCCTACAGTAACCTCTAGATCAAGTGCTTTGCCCTTCATAGACGTTATAACCACTTCCTCATGATTACACAAGATTTGCAAGCAAAGGTCGCTGTTGGCACAGAACAACCTTGTTAGATGAGATTAAGCTCTGTGCAGTGACAATAGCAGCTCAAGTCTGAGCTAATACAATTTTAGCATAGATAAAGGTATGTATTATGCTGATAACGCCCCTCGTCAATCAGCCTGAAAACGTGGCCGGACTGGTGCTTGATGTAGTAATTCGCCTCTTCAGGCGTTAGGTGTGTGCCGAGCCGGTTTGCGGAGTGAATGAAATCAACGGTCTTTATGCGGCGGCCCTTGCCATTCTCGTTGAAGTTCAGCGCCTCCAAAAACGCCCCGGCTAAGTTTAAATCTCGTCTCATACGTCACCTATGGATTAAGAGATCGCGGCAAGCTGCCTGATCACTTCTGCTTTTTCAGGGGCAATGCTGGTTCTCATCTCCCCCGCCAGTTCTGAAATCCATATCAGTGCAATGTCTTTGTCTTTCGCTTGGCTCTCATAACAAACCCCCAGACGGGCGATGAGTTCAATTCTTTCTAAAACAACAAATTCGTCCACTGCTTGCACCCTTTCCCTCCGATGCTTAATTACTGTATGCATATACAGTATATGCCTATCGGATTTAATTGCGCAAGAAATTATTGGAAGCCCGCCCAATCGCTAACCGCTGGATAGTGCATTGAAATATCACCAAATTTGACTTTAGCGCCGCGCGCCAGTGCCTCAAGTTCCCAGCACGTCGGCTCGATGCCATGTAGTGCCAGCTCTGAGTAAATTTTGGTTACGCGATCGCGCTCGGCGGTGGTCAATCTGGCCGATGCAGCAGGCTCTATACGCTTATATGGGTCAAGGCCTCTCTGTTGCCTGTTTATCTGCGGGGCATTTGCCCGTAAACGCGTCATAACAGACCGTGCAACGGTCATGTCATCCCAGTCAATCTGGGTTTCCGGTGCATGTTCCATCACCGCCACGGCCTCTACAGGCTCCCAATCCTGCGTATTTTCGGTGCCGCCGCTACCGACCACCCCACAGTTATTGACAGGACTCCGAGGCGCGCCGGAGGCGCTTTTCAAAGTCAAAGGCTCAACGGCAACAGCTTTCGCTACGATGCGCCATTGCGTGGTGCGGGTTTCATAAACGCGATCGGCGCCGATGTGCGGGGCAAAAATCCCCGCGATTTTCTGCACTTCTTCGTCATAGGCGTTGCGCTCGTCGGCAACCCGGCGGGCTACACGCACAGTCTGATCGTCACGGGCAACGTTAGGGCCGCCCTGGGCCAGAATGTAAGCGGCAAAGTCACCGGCATCAGCAGCAGCGCGCACCGCCTCAACGGTTTCGTCAAACTCATCGGCCAGACTGACAGAGCGGATCTTGCGGCACTCACGCCATGCGCCGCGCGACGGCAGGCCGATAAAGTGGAATTGAGGGATACGCCACGTTGAAGCCCACGCGGTGACGGCGGCCGCCGTATCAGTCAACAGCTCGCCGGTTTCATGATCGCGCTCGCCGTCCAGCGCGTAGCCGTCGATATTTTTTGCAATGTATTTGGCGATATAGCCCGCCGCACCGCCTTTGTTCAGGTGCTTGCAGTCAAACCGGTTTTTAGCGGCGCCGCGCTCATCCCCATCTTCAGCCATGGCATAACGGCGCATGATGTCGATCACCTGCTGGCGCTGCTCTTTGGAGGTAAACAGCATCATATGCCAGTGCGGCGTCGCATCATGGTGCGGTTCGACAACGCGCACGCCGTAGACCTGCAGGCCCGCATCTTTAAACGCTGTGCGGATCTTGCTAAACAGCTTCACAAGATAGCGCTGGCCGTCTTTTGGCGTGTACGCCTCTTCATCCCATTTGTGATTAAAATGCACCTTCGGGCTGTTCTTGCCGACGGCGCGCGTCGGGTGATATTTGGATGGGGTGGTGATGGTGATAAACATCCCTTTATCGCCACGGATAGCAGCGGCCTGCTCAACACCGGCTATCATCGCCATTAACTCCATACGACGAATTTCCGGGTTAGAGATACTTGCCATCACCTTGTCGATGAGGCTGAAGCGTTCGCCGGTTTCGACGTTCTCAAGTTCGCGGCTGTTCAGATAATCAAAATTGGACTGTCGGCGCGCTTTCACATCGCGGATTGCCTGCCGACTGGCGTAGGACGACGCCCCGCGGTTCACATTACCCAGGGCGATCAACAACGCCTCGCGCCATTGCGTGCGCTGAGCCTTCAACTGGCGCTCCCACCACTCGGAATTAACCAACCGTGACAGACTGGCAATCGCTGACCGGGCATCCAGTTTGCCTTTGCGGTATTTGCGCCAGTGCATCGGGGTGATGTTGAAGGCGCGCGCCATACCGGCAATGCGGCCATAAAATTCTGATTGGGTGGCATCTTCGAACAGACCGGCATTGTCGGCGTCGTTCTCCGCCACAAACTCATCGCAGTAATCTTCATAATTCTGCAGAAGTTGACCGGCCACCCGATCGGCAAGGCGGCGTAACTCTTTGTCGTCCATACCGGGCAGGGCTGCGTAGTTATCGACTTCAGCAGAAAACCGCATAGACGCGGTGAGATTCATTGCATTTTTGGCGCTCACCGTTTGCAGGCGCGGCCAGATGCGGCGATCGAACTGGAACACCAGCCATTTGTTGGCGTCGTGCAGCCCTTTGCTCTTGAGCAAGTTGGTGTAACGCGTCAGAAACATGGCGCTGAGGAAGCGCGGCAAGCGGCGGATATTGGTTAAAACAGCTTGCCCCTGAGCGAGTTCCTCACGGGTAAGCGGTCTTACCGGCCCGGCAACAGCCGGGCGCGGTTCGTTCCATGGATAAGCGTAGGTGGTAGCCGCTTGGCTCATTGAGCTTTCGCCGCCTCACATGCCACAAAAGCCTCTTGGCACAGGTTGCCAATGCGACCTATTTCCGCGCCCAATGATGCAATGCTATTAACACTGGAATTGCGGACGCTGTGGTGAATAAGGCCGTTTACAAGCTGGTTAATCGTAGGGTAATAGCCAAGAGGCTCGTAACGTTCTTGGCCTTCACTTTTTCCTGTTTTCCCCACCTTCACTGTATTAAGAATGAATTGCAGGTTATCGCTGGTGATAACAAACTCAGAGCCGATTTTAATTTCCATGTTATTTCCTTAATCGTAATTTTGGTTTTCTGGTCTGCGTGAAAATTCTGAATCACTCAAATCAGCCGCAATAAAATGACCTGCCAGCAACGCCAGTAGGCCGAACAAAATAGAGAACTCCGTCATGCCTTCCCCGCGTAAAGGTGACTTTTCGTCTCGCGGATCTGCTGACAGCTTACACAGGTATCAACGCCGGGAACGGCAGCGCGACGCGCGGCAGGAATCGGAGCATCACATCCTTCGCAAACGAAAGCAGAAGGCAGAGCGGAGGATTTGCGAGCATTGGTAATCTGCGCCTCCAATACCAGCGCTTGCCGCTCCTGTTCGTAGTCCATCAAGTCGGCCATTAGTGCAGCTCCTGCGCTTGATGCTCGATGGCTTCAGCCTCTTGGCACAACAGCTCCACAGCCTCGACAGCTGTTAACCCCTCTTGGGTGATGTGGGCCGCCAGCCGAACCAAACGCGCAGCAGCAACCTGAGATTGGTTTTTACGTTCATCAACACGCGCGCTATCTAACAAATCTTGAAACTCATTTGTTAAGGCAGAAACCGCGCGGCAAGTACCAGCGACAACACCACGCTGAAAGGCATTATTTGCCGAGCTGGTTAAAGTTGGAGTAAGAAGCAAAGGTTCTTTCATCGTAAATTCCTTATTTCAGACAAAGCGATGCCCGGCGGGTTAACGCCAGAATTATGCAATGCGTTTAATTAACGTTTAATTCGCAATCATCATCACTGATAAATCGCGGTAAGGTTTTTGATAAATCAATCAGGTCATTCAGCGCCCACACAACTTGTTTACGCTCTGAATAACTCATTTCTGCAAACTTCATTTTTATATGCCGCTCTTTCAGCCCGGCATGAAAACAAACAGTTCTGCGGATATGTTCCGGCGACTTATCAAAAGCCTCTTGCGCCTGATTCCGCTTATGCGGGAACAGCTCACGTTTAATCTGTGAAATGCGCTTAATGCCGATCGCTTTTTGTGTTTCAGTAGCCAACAACATGACAGCTCCGATCAACGGCAAAACAAACGGCGCAGCGGTGAAACAGGCTTAGCCGTTGACAGGCCACGCAGTAAGGCCGCCTGATCGTGACGTGGGCGCCAGCGCTTGCCGCCCGGCAGTTCAATAAAACCGTGTTCAAAATGCCGCGATGGGCTTTGTTGTTTCAGCAGTGGAGCGATAGAAATAACCACGGTGATCACCTCAGCTTAAACCAGCAACAGCGCTCAGCCCGCTGATCACGTCAACGGTGGAGGCCAGAGCCGGGGTGGATTGGATGCGGTTCTGAACGGTCAAGCCGATCAGCGACAAATGGCGGATCGCCGTGTTGACGCTTTCAAGCAGTGCGCTTTTTCGTACCGGCGTTTTGTGGTCGCCCTGCACGGCGGCGGCGGCGACGCTGCCAACTGCGGCCGTAGCCTGCAGTGCATACGTTGGAATATTCCCAGCGCAAGCCTCATTGACAGGCACGGACGGCATGCAGTTGATTTGTGCCAGCAAGGCATCAATCAGGCCGGAATCTTCTGTAGCGTCAGTGATCGCCAGCAGTTCAGCACAAGTGAGCTGATGCGGTTGGCCCGGACTCAATTTGTTGCGCAGCGTCTGGGCGTTCATGCCGAGCTGTTTAGCAAGCTCAGTCACATTGTGGCGAGCTGGAAACTGTCGGCAGGCTTCATCGAAGTGCGGATGTTTAGAAATGGCGTAATCAAACATACTTTGCCCCCATGAATTCACTTAAAGTGAATCACGCACCGATGACGAGTTGAAAACGTGAATGGCCTAGTGCTTTACGTAACTGATCTTCTTTCCAGCGAGCGTAGTAGATACGGATCGGGCCACCTGCTTTTGTGCAGCCTTTACGGATAGTGCGGGGTTCGATGGGTAACTGCGGGTTGTCTCCTGTTGTCCAACGATAAACTGTTCGAAGAGAGACACCTTCCAACTCGGCAAATTGCTCGGTAGTTACGATCGGTGCAGGCACTTTGATGATTGCGATTTCAGAAGCCATGTTGCATGATTCCCATTTTGACAATGTTTGCAATCAATGGCCTCTGTTTGCCAACTTCTGCCACTGACTGCCCGAATTAGCAACGATACTAATACCCAATTGAATATTAGTAAACACCCAAAGGAATAAATTTTGATACTTGATGCTCAAGTGAATAACGACGAGTTACTGGATAGAATTTGTCAAGTATATGGTTTTACTCAAAAAATCCAGCTAGCCCGGCACTTCAATATTGCAGCCAGTTCCCTACAAAACCGCTACACGCGAGGCACTGTTTCTTATGATTTCGCCGTACAGTGCGCACTAGAAACCGGAGCAAGCCTACTATGGCTTCTTACTGGGCAAGGCTCTCAATACGACGGCAAACCGTCTCCAACGGATCCGAAAACGATAGAATCCTTCACTCTGAGTGATGGAAAGCTCGAAGAAAATTCACCATTGAGTATTGATGCCAGTTTTTTTAACAAGCAAATGTCAAAAGGTATTGCTGTTCGCGCCGATGGAAAGCTGCACTTCATAGAACAAGATGCCTCGCTTTCTGATGGCCTCTGGTTGGTTGATATTGAGGGGGCTACCAGCATCAGAGAATTGACGCTCCTACCCGGTAAAAAGTTACACGTTGCGGGTGGCAAAGTACCGTTTGAGTGCGGGATAGATGAGATAAAAACGATTGGCCGTGTAGTGGGTGTATACAGCGAGGTTAATTGATGACTGTCCGTAAAAATCCGGCTGGCGGTTGGATTTGTGAGCTCTACCCAAATGGTGCAAAAGGCAAACGTATCAGAAAGAAATTCGCTACTAAGGGCGAGGCTCTGGCGTTTGAGCAGTACACCGTTCAAAACCCGTGGCAGGAAGAAAAGGAAGACAGGCGCACGTTAAAAGAGCTGGTTGATTCATGGTATAGCGCTCATGGCATTACGCTGAAAGACGGCTTGAAACGTCAGTTAGCCATGCACCATGCTTTTGATTGTATGGGCGAACCACTCGCACGCGATTTCGATGCGCAGATGTTTTCCCGCTACCGCGAAAAACGGTTAAAAGGTGAGTATGCCCGTTCAAACAGGGTGAAAGAAGTATCGCCTCGCACGCTCAATCTTGAGCTGGCCTACTTCCGGGCGGTATTCAATGAGCTAAATCGCCTCGGAGAATGGAAGGGTGAAAACCCACTGAAAAATATGCGCCCATTCCGCACAGAAGAAATGGAAATGGCCTGGCTAACTCACGACCAAATTTCGCAACTGCTCGGAGAGTGTAAACGGCATACCCACACTGATTTAGAAACCGTGGTAAGAATCTGCCTCGCCACTGGCGCACGCTGGTCTGAGGCCGAGAGTCTGAGAAAAAGCCAGCTCGCGAAATACAAAATCACATACACCAACACGAAAGGCAGAAAAAACCGCACCGTCCCAATCAGCAAAGAGCTCTATGAGTCTCTGCCTGATGATAAAAAAGGCCGGTTGTTTAGTGATTGTTATGGCGCGTTCCGGTCTGCTTTGGAAAGAACTGGCATCGAGCTACCGGCAGGACAGCTTACCCACGTTTTGCGCCATACCTTCGCCAGCCACTTTATGATGAATGGTGGTAATATTCTGGTCTTGCAACGTGTACTCGGCCATACCGACATCAAAATGACGATGCGATATGCGCACTTTTCCCCCGACCATTTAGAAGATGCTGTTAGGTTCAATCCATTAGCCATAAAATTAAACAACCATTAAAACAATATAAATAAATAAAAATAAAACCAAACAAACTTGAGGTCATATAAAAATGTCTAAGAAAAAAACTAAAAGAGTTGATTCCGAATGGTTTAAGTTTCAGGAAAAAATATGCGAACACTTTATTAGCCTTGGAGCTAAAGCTGAGACAAATGTAACAGTTAACGGGCCAACCACATCACATGACATTGATATATTAGTAACATCAAAGTATCTTGGAACAGAATTCACTTGGATCATCGAAGCTAAACATTGGAAAAGCCGAATTCCTATTGAAAAAGTAAATGCCTTAACAACGGTTGTAAAAAACATAGGTGCAGATCGCGGATTTATAATCTCGAAAGCAGGGTTTCAGAAAGGCGCAATAGATGCCAGCAAATTCAACAATATAAGTCTAATGACATTTGATGAGCTGAAAAAAAATACAGAACATTTGATTCAGTACGAAACAATAAAAATGCATTTCAATCGCCTAATTATTTTAAGTGCTAGGTATTGGGGTCATAAGAAAAGGATACGACAGGATTACAACTTAAGAAGTGATCTGGGTGATTTAAAAATTAATTTTTCCGGCACAATTCTATTATATAGAATCAGCGAAATACTTCGAGAAGAGAAAATATCTTATCCTATTCATTTTAGCACCGTTATGGAGGATAGAGTAGGTGAAGATGTTATCAATAATTTTAACGAATTGAACAACTGGCTTCATGTTAATTTAAATCATCTGGATAGACGAATATTTGAAGCAGAAATGAACATGATAAAAAACAATGATTTCAACCCTAATTACAGATATTTAACCGCTGAGATTGCTAGCATTCTTGCCAGTGAAAATGGAAAGCGACTTATTGATGGATGTTTTCTCCCAAAAGAAGATTTGGAGAAGATTAATTCTATGTCAGGTTTTCCCTCTATAGGTGCCATGATGAGACCATTTCTCATCAGTGAACACGAGTTTAACCAATTCAATGAAGATGAGAATCCGTGA